CGTCTGGTAATGTACTAACAAGTAACGGGACAACATGGGCATCTTCTGCTCCAGCGGCGGGTGGCATAGTCTACACAGTTACAAAAACAACTACCTATACTGCCGTTGCCAATGATGGTGTCTTGACTAATACCACTGGCGGCGCATTCACGGTCACTTTGCCAGCCTCTCCTGCTAACGGGGATCAAGTCATTATCGCGGATGCGGGTGGAACTTGGGGAACAAACAACCTGACGGTTGGGCGTAACGGCAATAACATTGCGGATGTAGCGCAGGACTTGGTTTGTGATATTAGCGGCGTGTCTGTTCAGTTTGTATACAACACTTCGGGAACAGCCACTTGGGAAGTCTACGCTCAGGTAGGCGGCAATGGCGGTACGGTTGTTACGTTGGATGGTGTTCAAACGCTTACGAATAAGACACTGACTTCACCCGTCCTGACAGCTCCTGTTCTTGGCATTCCTGCAAGCGGAACATTAACGAACGCAACTAGCTTACCACTGACAACTGGGGTGACTGGTACTCTGCCCGTTGCCAATGGCGGTACAGGCGTAGCAAACAACGCAGCAATGACCGTGACAGGTTCGGGCAATTTTGCGTATACGAGGACGCTTACCGCAGCAACAAACGTCACATTTCCCACAACGGGAACATTGGCGATAAGCAACTCAGCCCAAACTTTTACGGGTGGTCAGCGTGGTGCAGTCACAGCACTAACCTCTAGCTCGGCTTCAATTGCCATCAACCTTGCGACCAATAATAATTTCTCATATACCACGGTAGAAAACAGCACACTTGCCGCACCCTCTAATCCAGTAGCAGGGCAGTCTGGTGTCATCGTCATTACGCAGGGAGCTACTGTTCGGACGCTGGCTTACAACAGCTTCTATAAGTTTGCTGGGGGAACAGTACCTACGTTGACTGCAACGGCGAGTGCGGTAGACAGCTTTGCCTATTATGTTGAGTCTGCCTCTAGAGCAACGTGCCAACTTATCAAGGATGTGAAATGATAGTCGGCGGAATACCTATGCTGTTTGGGGGTGTGAGCCAACGGTATCTTGCAGTCGCTCACACCACCAGCCCCTTCGTAACAGCGTACCCTTGGTCAAGTGCAGGATTTGGTACTAAGTTCACTAATCCAGCAACACTACCGGCCCTTACTGGCCACGGTGCAGCATTCTCACCTGCTGGAACACAACTTGCCATCGCTCACGATGATACTCCCTTCGTAACAGCGTACCCTTGGTCAGGTGCTGGATTTGGTACTAAGTTTGCCGACCCAGCAACACTACCAACCGGCACTGGTCTAGGTATAGCATTCTCACCCGCTGGAACTGAACTAGCCATCGCTTACGATGCTACTCCCTTTGTCTCAACGTATTCTTGGTCAAGTGCAGGATTTGGTACTAAGTTTGCCGACCCAGCAACACTACCAACCGGCACTGGCCAAGGTGTAGCATTTTCCCCCGCTGGAACTGAACTAGCCATCGCTCACGCCGTCAGCCCCTTTGTAACAGCGTACCCTTGGTCAGGTGCTGGATTTGGTACTAAGTTCACTAATCCAGCTACGTTACCTGCTGGCGTTGGCTTGGGTGTAGCCTTCTCCTCAGCAGGTACTGCGATAGCTGTGGCACACAACAATACACCTTTCGTAACAGCGTACCCTTGGTCAGGTGCTGGATTTGGTACTAAGTTTGCCGACCCAGCAACACTACCGGCTGGTAATGGTAATGGTATTGCATTTTCCCCCGCTGGAACTGAACTAGCTATCGGTCACCCCAACAGCCCCTTTGTAACAGCGTACCCTTGGTCAGGTGCTGGATTTGGTACTAAGTTTGCCAACCCAGCAACACTACCGACTGGACAGGGTAATGGTATTGCATTTTCCCCCGCTGGAACTGAACTAGCCATCGCTCACACCACCAGCCCCTTCGTAACAGCGTACCCTTGGTCAAGTGCAGGATTTGGTACTAAGTTTGCCGACCCAGCAACACTACCAACCGGCACTGGCCAAGGTGTAGCTTTCTCATAATAAAAAGGAAAACTATGAACTATTCACAACTTAGTCAAACTTACCAAGACGATGTATTAGCTGAAGCCATGTACGGGCGTGAAGTTGAGCATTTTCACTACAAATTTGATAGCATCAATTTTGCTAAGTTATTAGAGACACTGCCGCCTAGCCCCTATCGAGAAAACGTGCAACAACGTCACGACGAAACGCTAGACCGCATGGCTACGGTAGACGGTATTTACGCCGCGCTTGCATCGCAAATTACCGACCCCGAAGCACACGCTGCGGCAATTCTGCGCACAACCGAGAAAAGGAAAAACTATGTTCCTGCTAAATAACATCAAAGTGCATCAAGATATTCAGCGCACTATTGGTGATGTTCAATACCCTGCTGGATGGTTTAGTAATGCCGATGAACGTGCCAAAGTAGGCATGATTGAAGTGCCTGATGCAGTTAGACCAGATGACAGCCTTTTTACCTCGATTGAAAACCCCGATGGCAGTTACACAGCAACACCGCGAACTGCTGATGATATTGCTGCATACCAAGCTAGAAAAAATGCTGCACAGGCAAAGAGTATACGCAGTTCACGCACAGAAAAACTCAAGGACTCTGACTGGACTCAGATCGCTGACAGTACAGCAGACAAAGCAACATGGGCAACCTACCGCCAAGCACTGCGTGATGTGCCAGCACAAGCAGGGTTTCCAAACACTGTCGTTTGGCCCACACAGCCGGAGTAAAACATGACAACGCTATCTGGAATAATCACCCCGACTAACATCGTCACAGCGACGGGTACGACTACGCTGACGAACAAGACGCTGACTGCGCCAGTAATTTCGAGCATTAGCAACACTGGTACATTGACGCTACCAACAAGCACAGACACATTAGTGGGTAGGGCAACAACCGACACTCTAACTAACAAGACGCTTACAAGCCCCACTCTGACTACCCCTGCTCTCGGAACTCCAGCAAGCGGCACACTCTCATCTTGCACAGCAGACGGCACAAATTTAGTTGGCTTCTTAAACATTCCACAAAATAGTCAAGCAGCGGCTTACACATTAGTTTTAGCTGATGCTGGCAAACATATATTCCACCCATCTACTGATGCCAACGCGAGAACATACACAATCCCTGCAAACAGTTCTGTGGCGTACACCATTGGTACTGCAATCACATTCATTAACATGACTTCAAATGTGGTCACGATTGCTATCACAACTGACACCATGTACCTGAGTTCTGCTGGTACTACTGGTTCACGCAGTTTGGCTCAATATGGGTCAGCTACGGCGATTAAAATGACTTCAACGACATGGCTTATTAGTGGCAGCGGGTTGACCTGATATGAGTGGCGCACTTCAAGCAGCATTCCAGAATCAAAGATCGTTCATTGCTCCGGTTCCTGTTGTTGGCTCTGCATTAGGCGGTGGTTATTTTGCTGGTCAAATTTCAACCGCAGGAAATGGCATAGCTGATTACAATTTGGTAATTGGGCCAGTAGCTTCTGCTCAAAATTCTAGTATCCAATGGAAAACAGTAAACACAACAACTGCTGGAACTACCTCAGTAATTGACGGGCCTGCCAATAGTACGGCGATGAATAACGCAACTCATCCTGCGGCAGAGTTTTGCGAGGGTCTTACTATTGGTGGATTCTCTGACTGGTATATGCCTGCTAGAAATGAACTAGAGGTTTGTTATTATAATTTAAAGCCAACAACAGTATTAAATAATACTACCGTTGGAATAAATCCCAACGCAGTTCCGGCAAGGGCTAGTAACTATACCGCTGGAACACCAGCACAAACAACAGCCGCTGACTTTATAACATCTACTGGGGCACAAGCGTTCCTAGCAGTAAGCCCCGATTATTGGTCTAGCACTGAGAATTCTGCTAATAATGCTTGGTATAAATACTTCCGTGAGGGATTTCAGGGCGGAACCAGTAAAAACAATTTACTTCGTGTTCGGGCAGTTCGCAGAGTTGCTGTTTAAATTTTATAAGGGAAAGTTTAATGTACATTTGCATCACCGAAGTAGACGCAGTAACTAAAATAATATGCACATCCGAGCCACAACGCACAGGCCCATCAATGCCTGCGCTCAAAAGTTATACACACCTGTGGCACGACAGTTCTACATGGCCTGTAGCAACAGCACCTGACGGTACGTACCTCCGTGCGCCAAGATATTATGGCACTTGTGATGACGATGCTGATACGACCATTGCTGGTGTCTTACAGGTCTTGACAGAAGCAGAGTACACCACCCTTAGAACCGCAGAACACGAAGCCCGTAGACCATACCCATCTTGGATTGGCTACTTGGACACAATGACTTGGGCTGCGCCCGTAGCAAGGCCAGCAGATGCCGTTATCAATGGCGGCAACGTGCGCTATCGGTGGGATGAGGCTACAGTTAATTGGATTTCACAGGCTAACCCAGCATGAAAGAGTTTTTCTTCATCTCAGGTTTGCCAAGATCGGGTTCAACCCTACTCTCGGCTATTCTGCGCCAAAACCCTGAGTTCTATGCAGACATTTCCTCACCCGTACAAGGCTTGGTTACATCAACCATCAATGTCATTACTGGAAGCGAGAGCAATCACCTAGTAGATGAAGACAGACGCAAGCAGATATTAAAAGACGTATTTGAGGCTTACTACAAAGCAGTCACGCCAAACACTGTGTTTGACACAAGCAGAGGTTGGACTGCCAAAACATCACTCCTCAAAGACCTATACCCACAGACAAAGATTATTTGTTGTGTGCGTGACTTGCCGTGGATACTGGACAGCTTTGAGCGTATTGCTGCCAAGAATTCCCTTTATGGCGCAGCTCTCACAGACGATGAAGCAAGGCAGACAGTTACCACAAGGTGCGATGCTTTGATGGATGTAAAGAAAGAAGGCCAAGTGGTCAAGCCCTACTATTTCCTAGAAGAAGGTTTACTGTTAAACCCAGACATGATTATGCTGGTGGAATACGAATCTTTATGCAAAAAGCCTGATGGCGTGATGCGTGAAATTTATGGATTTATTGGCAAGCCTTACTTTGACCATGACTTCCAGAATGTAGAGTATGACAACGAAGTGTTTGACAAAGCCTTGAACATGAAAAGTCTTCATACAGTAAGAAAAGAAGTGACATGGCAAGAACGCCAATCAATCTTGCCAAAGTCCGTTTGGGAAAAGTATGCAGGTAAGGACTTTTGGCGTGTCCCAGCAGAACCTGAGTCTGACTTTGTTGTTAAATCATCGTACATATATAGTGTGAAATGAAAATACTGGTGATGGGTTTGCCTAATTCAGGTAAGACCACATTAGCGACAGCTCTAGCAGAAAGGCTCAGGTGTCCTCACTTTAACGCTGACGACATCCGTAAG